CGCTTTGCACCCGCGGCATCACCGTCACCGTGGCGGTAGAAAAGTCAAGCGTCCAGTCTACCACAGCGTCGCCGATTTTGGGGATGATGACCTCCCGCTCCAGCGTCGCCTTTGCGATCTCATATTCCTTGCTCTTTCCGAGGTAGTCCTGCATCCATGCGTTGTATGCATCGGTATCTTTCAGCCCCTGCTTCGCCGCCATGAGCAGCAGCTCACGGACGGCGTTTTTGTCATAGTGCAGGGACTCGATGTAATTGGACAGCTCGGCTTCAATCTGAATTTTCATACGAGAGTCCTCCTAAGATCAAGAATAAGCAACAGGAACGTGCTCCCAGTCGGTGCCGTTCCAATACTTCAAGCCGCCGGTAACAGGTGTCGGATCAATCCAGAAAAGATTCTTCTGCGTCGGCGGCGTGTTGCCGGTGACAAACAACGCCAGACTGGACAGCTTCATAAAGACAGGAGCGGAATCTGGTCCTTGCGCCAGCAGCGAAGTTTCCGTCGGCGCAGCAACCTGACTGAGCGATTTCTCGCCGTCAGCAAAGACAATGCAATTCTTTGTCCACTCACTGCGCCCTGTGCCGCCGCGCTGCACGATGACCGTGCCGTCGTTGATGTCGGTGGCGCTGTGCGAATGCTTTGATGCGGCGGCGCCGATGTCACCGGGCTTTACCTTATGAGGGTTGCTGTAGTCGGAAAGATGCGATTTCAGCAGCGACAACGCCTTTGCGATCTTTCCGAGGATAGATCCCATCTTCTCGCCGGATGAAATATCCGACAGCTCCTTTGCTGTCGCAAAGGTGGGCGTCTGGTCGATCAGAGCCTTGTTTTCTACGTTTCCAAGCCCGATCTGCTCCTTGGTCACCTTGTGTGGATTGTTCTTGTCGTTTTTGTGATTGTTCAGTTCCGTAACGGTTGCGTAGACCAGCGTTTCACCAAGCGCCGCAGACACGTTTTCGGCCTCGCTGACGAACACCACGAAATCATACTGCGACGCAAGCAGGCGCTCAACGTTGGGATTGATATAGTCCGCTTTTTCGACCTCTGTTTCCTGCCAGATGCAGTAGCAGAGTTCGTTCGTGGGGTCGTCAGGGTCTTCGACGAAAATGCCGATCTCCGTTGCCCAGAAGCCCGTGATCTCCAGCTCGACGTTCTTGAACGACACCGTCAGCGTGATGTATTTCTCGCTGCGCGTCGCAGAAGCAATTTTCAGAGAAAGCAACGGGTTCTTCATGTCGTTCGCGCCGTCGCCCGGCGTGCCGTTGCCGTATTTGATGCGTGTGAATTTGATCGCGTCGCCCATGAGCCCGCGAAGCATGACGTTGTACCCGTCAGGGGTCAGCCAGTGTGTCATACCGTTGCCTCCTTATCCATCATAATCAAGCCGCCATCCCAGTCGCACATAGCGTTTCCAGCTTCATCGCCCATGATGTCGATGTCCGTGTTGACCTCTCCCGTGGTGAGCTTGAATTTCTTCGTGACGCTCATAACCGCGCCGAAGTACAGAATCAGCTCACGGACGGAAATTGCACGAATACTGTCCAGCACTGCGCTCTTGCGGCTGACCACTTCAAGGATCTGCAGGAACGTGCGGATGTTGTCGTTGACCTGCCGGATGTCCACATCGAAGATGCGGTAGTGATTCGGCTCGCCGCCGTATTCAAACCATTCCTGCACCTTGCCGGAGCCGAACGAGGTAGACAGCGCCAGCTCGACGGCATACTTCGTGCCGAGGTGCCTGCGGACGTGCCAGGACTCGCGGAACGTGGCACGCTTCTGCTCAATGCTCCAGTCGTTATCCCACCAGCTCACGCCAAAGTCATGCGCAAGCTGATCGAGCAGCGCCTCCGGCAGCGTGTCGATGTGCTGGTAGATCATGTTTTGCTCGATCTCGGCGGGGCGCGCTGTCAGGATCTCCGCGACGCCGGTTGCGAGTGCGAGCATTTTTTCATCCTGCCGCAGCACATCGGGGAGGACATTCAGCAGGTTCTCAACCGTGAGACCGTACTGCTCATTCATCCTCGTAGCCTCCGTTCACGATTGTTTTTGCCCCTAGCTTTGCAATCTGCGGCGCGGCGTTGTTCTTTCCGCCCTCCAGCACCGTATAGCTCGGGGAGCGGAGCACGATCCGCTTGACGCCTGTGTGGAACAAAAGATCACGCAGCTTGTCGGGGTTGATGTCGCGGCCGAGTTTGCCGGACTGCCACGCGACATACTGCTCAACGGCTGCATTCACGGCTTCCTGAATCGCCGCGCCGGAGAGCGTTGTATCGGTTGGGACGTAGTAGGTGAAGTCGATGTCGTAGGAGACGATACCGGGGTCTTTCACACTGACATAGTCCGCCAGAGGACGCACCTTGCTTTCGTTGCAGGCGGCAAGGACGGCGTTTTTAATTTCAGTAGTTGCGATCGTGCCGTCTGCCATCAGAACGTAAATATCGACGTGTCCCGCTCCGTCAAAGGTGAGCGACACATCGATCTGACTTGCACTTGCCAGCGCGCCGCCTGCGGTGATTGCAATTTGCAGCAGACCGTTTTCGTAGGTGGCGGTATAGTCCGTGTCGGCGCTTGCCGCCGTGCTGCTGCCCTTGGCGTAGACCGCCAGAGAGGGCAGGTCGATGGTATCACCGCCCCAAAAAGCGTACTTGATGCCGCCTTTCGTGTAGAGATCAAGCGTCACTTTCTTTACGACGGCCGGGCGAACAGCCTGCACGTCGGCAATCTCTGTGGACACGGATTTTGCGTGGTAGATGTAGGAGCCGACCGCGCCAGCCGTAGAAAACGCGAACATGGATTCGCGCATCAGCTTGTAAAATTCTTCGTCGCTGGCGATCTCCGAGCCGTCGTCGGAAGTCGTGATATTGGTGCAGGACGTGTAGTAGTCGAACACATCAACGATCACATTGAGCTGCCCGAGCGCGTAGCCGTTGCCGATTGTGCCGTCTGTCTGGCACCGAATCGCGGTATCAACATAGGTTTCGCCTGCGCTGATATAGGCGTCGGCAACGGTTTCCCAGATCAGGGTATTGCTCGCATCGGTGACGCGCGTTCCCTTTGGAACGAGGACGGCAAACGTCTGCGCCTCGGAGATTGTGAAGCGTTCCGTGCAGTAGGCGGGCTTCGCCTGCGGCCGCTTCTGCAAATAATAAAGCTCCGCCAGCGCGTCAAGGTTCTTGCCATCAGCACGGCTTGGAATGTTCTGATTTGCCGTGTAGTTGTTGTAGACGCGCTCTTGAATAATGACGCTGGCTACCCACTGCGCAAACAGCTTTTCGGGGCTGGCGGGTCTGACGCTTATGCCAGTGAGATTTTCATAGACGGAAATCAGAAAATTGGTGATCTCCGCAGCGTCTGTCGAAACAAACTGAAATTCTGTGTTACGGCTCATTGACGATTTCCACCTCCACAATCGGAATCAACGCGCCCTGCATCTCTGATCGTGTATCGAAGTCAACGCTTTTGACGCGGACGCGCGGCTCATATTCTTCGATCGCTTCACGAATCTGCGAAAACAGCAGTACCTTAGCCGCCGGAATCGGGCGGTCGATCAAGGTTGCGTCAACGCCAAAACCGCGATACATCGGGCAGGAGCCCTTGATCGTCCGCAGGATGATGGACACGTTCTGCAGAATGGATTTTACGGTGTCGGTTTCGTTCAGGCTGATCGGTCCGATCTCCGACATAGTGATCTTGTATCCCATAGCGCGCCTCTCATCGTAAGTATTCTTGCAGGGAAATGCTCAGCGTCGCGCCGATGATGTTCCCGTGCCCGTCAAAGTGCTCTGCCTTGACCTTGTGATTCAGGATCGTCCAGCGGTAGCGCCCGTATCCGTGATTGCCGATTGTAAGCGGCAGCGTCGCGCCTTGCCGCTCCAGATCAAACAGCCGCCAGATCTCGGACATCGGATCGACGCCGAGCGAGGACAAAAGCTGAATGTCAAAGGTAATCTTCGCAAGGTTCGTTCCCGTGTATTCCGATATACTGTTGCCGGCGTGAAGATCGTGCGTAGCGTATCGCGCAGAGCCGGACCATACGAGATTGCTGATCGTTTTTACCGTGCGTGACGATACCGAAAAGACAATGCCTCCCAATGCTCCTACAATCATCCGATACCTCCCAGCACGAAGCCGTCTCCGTTGAACACAGGCAGATAGAGCGTAAGAACCGTATCGTTGACCAGCGGCATCCAAGGCTTGATCGTCAGATCGTGCTGATGCCCCTCTTGCACTTGCGTCTTTTGTGGCGCAGGGTCGTATGCTGGAATGTGCGGGTGCGTATCCAGCACATAGAGCCAGCCGGACGTCATATTGCAGTCCTGAAACTTCACACGCGCCTTTCGCTTGGCATTGTCGATGTCCGTCACTGTCCCGATGCGAACAAGCCGCTTGAGCACTTTTTCAGCATCCATCAATATCCCTCCAATACCATGCGCAAAGAGATCTGCGTTGTGTAGCCGCTGCCATCCAGCTTGTGGACAGCCTGCTTGATGATGTACTTCCCGTCGTAGCCGCCCCAGCCTTTCAGCATGACATTGACGCCTGCGACAAGGTTTGTATCTCCCGGCAGCAGAAACCGTGCCTGACGGCAGAACTTGTTGTGCAGCCGGAGATTCTTTTCTGCCAGCGTCTTTGCTTCTTCCGCTGTTTCCACCTTGGCGGTAAGCTCTAGCTGCTGGTTGTTCGGGTCCTCGGTGTATCCCTCAATTTTGGCGATGCCCTCGATGCACTGACCTGTTTCCGGGTTGACGTAGGACACCCGGCACGACGCATACTGCACATCGGCTGCGCTGGTTTCGAGCTGATAGGTCTTGTAGCTGCGGTCGTAGCGTTTGATGGTAATGACCTCCGGCAACGCTTCGTATTTGCGCTGATCGAACAGCACGAGGATCTGATTTGTTGCCTTGAGAGAAATCCCCGCATCGTGGCAGAGCTGCGACAAAAATTCAATGTCACTCATGTCAATCTGCTCGACGCGCTCATAATACGGGTCGCTGTCTGATTCATACATGCACGTCATGCCGCCGTTTCCGGCGATCTCATTTGCGATGCCGGAGAGCGTATAGCTTTCCCATGCTTTGCTCTTGCAGGTCTGGCGGAGCTGCGAGGAAAATGGAATCGAGGAACCTTTGATGCAGACCGTGTTCGGCGGTCCGCTGCAGGAAATGTGATCGAGTTCAAATTCTCCGCACGGCAGCACCGCGTCAGAGCCGTCGCTGTTCCAATTCTCGCGTACAAACACAACGTCCATGGCAAGCCGCTGCTCCGCGCCGCTGCCATCGGAGGATGCACCCTGCTCGCCAGAGGAAGCAGCCGAGCTTGAGCCGCCGCTTTGCGCGGCTGCCTGCGTGGAGGAAGCGGAGCCGCCCTGCGACGAGCCGCCGATCCTGCCCCAGCTGATGATTCCGGCTCTGCGGGTGTTGATGTCTGTGATCTGTACGCGCGCGCCGGTCGCATTGATCATCTGCCCGTTTCCCATGTAGATGCCAACATGATCGACAACGCCTTGCGTTCCGAAGAAGATGAGGTCGCCGGGCTTCGCCGTGGCTTCATTGACCGGCGCCGCCATGTCCTTGTACCCCTGCGCCGTTGTTCTGGGAACGCTGATTCCGGCTTCGTTGAGCGCGTAGTAAACAAGCCCGGAGCAGTCAAAGCCGCTCGGACCACTGCCGCCCCAAACATACGGCGTGCCGAGGTACTTGTTTGCCTCGCTGACAACAGCATCGCCGCTCCCGCTCCCACCGGATGACGATGCCCATGAAAGATTCTCGGAAATCTCATCCAGCCAGTGCATGAGCCACAGATCGTCGCGGTCCTGAATTTTGATCTGCAGATCGTCCGTTTCGTCCTCTTCGTTGTCTGTGTATGTGATGGACAGAAGATATGGCTGGATGGATTTTGTGATATTGACGCCGCCGAAAGAAACCTCGGCTTTTGTGCGTCTGGCAAGATTCCGGCTGCTCATTTCCGCACCTGCTTCCAAGGCGGCAGCGTAGACGCGCCGGTTTCCTGCACATCAGGGATTGTCAGCACAATGCCTGACGGGAAAGAGAAATACCCAAGCAGCGAGCTATTGGCGTTCATCAGATCGTCCGTATGGTCCACGCTGCCCATTTCCTTATAGGCGATCATGTCCCACATATCGCCCTGTACGGTCGTGTAGATTTTGCTCATCGGTATGCCCCCCGCTGCGCGTTGATGTTGTCTTCGCGGATCACAGCGCGCACATGCTCGGCAAATTCCTCGCCGTAGCTCTCCAGCCTGTCCATCACGCCGTCGTTGACGTCCCCCTCGACAGTGATGTTCACCTGCACGGGAACGGCACTGTCGGAGGTAGCGGTCATAGCTTCAATGGCGCTGTGCGTATCGGCTGCATTGAGAACAGCTTCGCCGCCGTGCATCATGACGAACTCAGGACCTTCTTCACCGACAAGGGCAAGACCGGCTTCTGCAGAGGTCGTGCCGCTGGCATATCGGGAGAACCCACTCATGCGGCGGTTTGGGAAACTGCCATTGTAATAGCCGTTTCGGTTGAGGGCGGCAAGCGCGGCGCTTCCAAGCTGGGAGTACGCCTGCTGCACCGTCGGGAGCATTCCCGTCGCGCCATCAATAAAGCCCTGAATTGTAGCGCGTCCAGCTGCTGCAGCTTCGGTGCCGTAGTCCATGCCGTCAACGGCGTTTTCAAGGTCTGCGCTGATCGCGTCCATGAACTCGGAGAAGCCGGTGCGGAAGTCCGCAATATCCTCTGCGGCTTTATCCTGTTCTTCGCGCAGCTTCTTCCAGTTCGCAACCATCGCCGTCAGATCTTCGTCGCTGGCAGCAGCCATGCCGGCAATCGCGTTGACGCTGTCTGCGCTGCCATCGGCAAAGGAGCCAATCAGGTCGCTCAGACCCTCAATGTCACCGGTTCTTTCCCGCAGACTTGCAAGGTTTTCGTTGTACGTCTGCCAATGCGTGATCTGTCCTTGAAGGTTGGTGTTAATGCTGGACGCGGAGGTTGCGATGATGCTGTCCGCCTCCTGCCAAAGCGAATACTGCCCACGAATGCTCTCCTGCGCAGAATCATAGGCGTCATTATACGCCTGCGTGATCGCTTCAACGCGCTCCATGGCGCTGCTGATCTCGGCGCTCAGTTCGCCGTAGCCGCGGCTGGCATCATCGGTCGCAGAGGTGGCGTCTTCGGTTGCAGAGGTCAGATTCTGAACCGCCTCCTCGGCGAGCGCAATCTCATCCTGCGCTGCCTCCAGCGCCTCATTGTCCTTTTCGATGGCTTTCTGGTAAGCGCCGACCTCGTCCTGTGCAGCAAATACCGCTTGCGCGTTCTGCTCTAGCTTTCTGTTCAGCTCATCGGTCGTTTCACCAAGCCACATGCTGGCGTCGGTGACAAGACCGGTTTCTTCAAAGTAGTCCTGAACTTTCTGATTGGCTTCCTGATAAAGCCGGTTCTGACGTTCAAACTCATCGTTCTGCGCCTTTTGCGCAACAGCCAGCTTGCCCTCGGCGTCCCGCAGTCCGATCTTGTTTTTCTCAGCTTCAATCAGGACGTCGGCATTCTTACTGTAAATCTCGGTAAGCTGCTCCTGATACGCCTGTGCGATGGCGTTATCTTTCCACGCCTGCGTATTGGCTCGCAGGGCTTCCGTACCGCCGTTGATCGTGTCGGTTTCAAGGTCAATGAAATTCGCCAGCTCCGGCACGGTCTGTGTCAGCATCACGAGAATGCCGTGGTATTCGCGCTGCTGCTCCGCGCTCAGTTCGCTCAGAGCGTTCAGCTCATCGAGGCGGTCAATGTAGTTGCTTGCTACATTTGCAGAGGCTTCGGTCGTTGTGACTGTGTCGCTGCAGGCGGCTTTGGCGTCATTCATGGCGCTGTCAAGCTCCCGTGCAGCCTCCGTCAGTTCGCGAACGGATGGAACGCCATCGTTCCTGGACGCTTCGCTGAGCGCGACAATTCCGGCGGCGAGCGCCGCAACCGCCGTCACACCCAGCATGATCGCGCCGGCAGGTCCGGCAAACAGCGTCGCCATATCAAGCGCCTTGATCACCTTGGAAATTGCCGCGTATGCGGTCAGTGCCACCGTTGCACCGCCGACTACGCCTGTGAATGTTGCGATGCCCTTGACGAGCGCCGGATTCTCCTGCACAAACGCGCCGAGGACGTTCAGCACGTCCGTTCCGGCGTCGTAGACATCACGCAGCGCCGGAGCAAACGCATCGCCTACGGCAACCTTGAGGTTATTGTAGGCGTTCTGCATCATATCCAGCTTGGACTGCGTGGTGGCATATCGCTTGTTGGCTTCGTTCGTCAGAGCAATATTTTCATCCCACGCGGTATTTGCTGTCTGTACGGCGCTGTCCATCTGGTCTGCGGCCAATGCAAGGGATTTGAGCATATTGCCCTGACGGATGCCTTTCAAGCCGAGGTCTTCCAGAACCAGAACGGCACTTTCGCCCCGTTCATCCAGCGTCCCAAGCCCGCGGATGAACGCTGTCAGAGCGTCCAGCGCGTCCGTGCTCCACGTTTGCGCGAACTCATCCGCAGACATTCCCGCGACGTCTGCAAAGCCTTGCAGCGCATCTTCGCCGTTTGCAACAGCCTTTTCGATGGCGTTGAGCGTCTGCGTCATGGCTGTGCCGCCGGCTTCTGCCTCAATACCGACGGAGGACATCGCCGCGGCAAGCGCCATGATCTGCGGCTCTGTCAATCCTGCCAGCCTGCCGCCGGAGGCAAGGCGCGTACCCATCTGCGTGATCTCAGATTCGGTCGTTGCAAAGTTGTTGCCGAGATCGACAATCACGGCGCCGAGCCGGTCATAGTTGTCGGCGGACATGCCCGTGATGTTTGCGAACCGCGCGAGGGCTGTTGCTGCGTCCTCGGCGGTCATATTTGTTGCCGTGCCGAGCATTGTCATAACGCGCGTGAAGTCGAGCAGCGCGTCTTTCTGAATGCCAAGCTGTCCAGCGGCTTCTGCAACAGCGGCAATATCGGTCGTGGTAGCCGGGATCTCGGTGGACATGGCTTTGATCGCATCCGACATATCTGCCAGTTCTTCGTCCGTCAGATCTGTCGTTTTTGCGACACCTGTCATTGCTGATTCAAAGTCCATCGACGCCTGTGCGCATTCGTCGAAGCCTTGTTTTATTTCTTTAAGCAGGGCGGCGATACCGGCTGCGGCAAGAACACCTGAAACTGCGTCTACGGCCTGCGTTGCACGGCTGCCAAAAGATTCCGCGCTATCTGCCGTGTCGCCAAGCTCTCCGCGTGCCTTTGCAAAGGTAGAACGGAACTCTCGGCCAAGCTGCGCTTCGAGCGCAAATAGCATTTCATATTCTTTTCGCGATGCCATATCTCCGCCTCACTTTCATTTGCGTTTTCGATTCTCCATTTCCTCAGCGATAATTGCGTTGGAGGACTTCACCCACTGTGCAAGATCGCCGAGCCGGAGAGATAGCCAGAAATCTACCGGAGTGTTGTTTGTCCGCGCCATGACGAGGCACTGCCTGCGGAGCCATGCGCCGCCATCGCCGACGATCACTCCTTGCGCGATAAAAAACCTCTTACGGTGTTCCGCAGACGGTTGAAATCGCGGATGCTGAGCTTACCCAGCGCGTCAAGACCAAGATTCTCAGTACACGCCTTGACGCAAACGCGGATAAGATACTCGCTGTCAAAGTTCGCAACGATCACCGTATGCCCGAGCATCTGCAGCTCCCGCTCAATCGCAAGGGAGTCATTTCCGCTGAGCCCTTCAAAGTTGAAGGTCAGCTCCGTGTAGGTTTTGTCATCGTGAACGAGCGGTCTTGCGAGCTGCATCACAAATGCCGCATAGTCGATTGCGGCGTTTTTCTTATCCTGATCTTCCGCAACAGCGAAGATGTCACTGCTTTCCGCTGCGGTCGTTTTCTGAATATTCTTGTTTTCCATGATTCATAGCTCCTTTCAAAAGTGGTGGGGCGGTGCATGACGCGCCGCCCCAAAGATTTACGATTTACCGAGCGCCTTGCGGGTGTCGGAAAGATAGTCGACGCCGTTCAGCTCGCAGATGTAGTTGTACGGGTCAAGCTCCATCGTCTTTGCACCGTCGATGTACGTCACCCAACGGCGTACGGCGTAGCTGCCGGAGCCGTCTGTGGGGGACGCCGGGGCAATATTGCCGTTCGACAGCGTTTTCGGCACAAGCACAAGGACATGCTTGACCGACTGCGTCTTGTAAACGCCAGCAATCGGGTCGTACACCTGCTGCGGTGCGCGCAGGTCAATGTTGTGCTCACGCGGTTCCTGCAGCTTCAGGCTTTCGGCGCTGAACGTGCGGAACTTGAGCTGCGCGGTCATGGCGTTCATGTGGCCGATGATCGGTGCTTCCACGTTGCCGGCGATACCCGCGCCGGAAACGGTCGTGACGATGAAATCAACGTCGGGCAGCGTCACGGAAGCAAGACCGAGGAAGTCCTTGGCGTCTTCGTAACAGGCGAAGTTGATGACAGCCTGATCTACCATTCCCATGTTTCAACCCCTCCTTCTTACGCCAGTGCGCTCTGCACATAGTCGGTGTCGTACTCCAGAATGAAGTCGATTTCCTGTGCAGGGCTGGGCGGCGTCATGTAGATGTGGATTCTCACGATACCTGCCATGAGGTCCGTCATGGGATTCTCGGAATCGAGGATCTCAACACGGGCGCCGAGCAGATACTCGCTGCCCACAAGACCAGCGAGCCAGTTATTCGCAGAATCCTTGATGTTGTCCAGCAGACGGCGGTTCATCGGGCTGTCTGTCTTGCTCCAGAATGTTTTGATGAGGGAGTTGCCCACCCACTTGAACATTCTGCTGATCGGAATGTAGTAGTCCTTGATGTCGGTGTTGCTGGGATAGCACGCGGTGTAATCGCCCCACGCAACCCAGCCGTTCATAAACCGGAGCGCCGTGCAGATGCCATTGGCGTTCAAAATGTTCGCCTGCTCCAGCGTGAGCGTGATGGCAGTCCCGTCCTCCAGGCACGCGCCGTCGCACTGGAGGTTCTTGTTGGACGGAGATTCATAGGGAACACCATCGTTGCCGCTGTCCACCTTTGCCATAAGTCCTGCAAGCTGCGTAGACAGGTGGAACTGTTTGTTGCCGAGCTTCACCTGCGGCCAAGCTGCGATCTGTGCCGGGTCAATGAGGTTCGTCGCGGACTTCTTTGCAGCTACGGCATCGTAACTGCGCGCGCCGCTGGCGGAGCAGTCAATATCGCAGATGGACTTTGCGCCGAGAATGCCGTTGATAACTTCGGCTTTCGCAGCCATGACAGCCTGTACAGTGCTGGTATGAGACCAGCCGGGCGCGATGATGAGGTCGGGCGTGATGCTGACGGTTGCCATGCAGAGGTCAATCGCCTCGATGCCCTTGACAATATCATCGTCGCCGATTTCAGTCGTCTTGACCTTGTCGTAGCTGATAAAGAGCTTGGTCGCGTCCTTGGCTGCACCGCCCTCGATCGTCTCAACGATGAGACTGCCATCCGAGTAGTACGCGGCATAGTCCGTGTCCTTGACAAGCGGCGATTCAGACGAAGATGCCGACTTGACAACGAGGCTGGACAGGATCGCGTCGAAAGGCAGCTTTGCCTGCTTGCCGGAAAGGGCAATTTCTTCGCCTGTGACGGCTTCCTTGTTCGTGCTCAGATCGAGCACGTTGCAGAAGATGATGGGCTGACGCTGGAACAGCTTGAAATGCGAATACATGACCTCGCAGATCGTGTAGGTCTTCCAGTCGTCGGAATAGCCCAGCTTCTTTACTGCATCCTCCCAGTCGGTGCAGAGCACCGGCGTGTAGATCGCGGCAGGGGATTCCGCAGAGTGAACCGGCGCGGTGCCGATGACAAACGGCACGCCGGATTCAGCGACAACAGGCGTCGAAACGCTTGTTTTCTGCTCTCTGACATATACGCCATGCTTCAATGGTTACTCCTCCTTTTTCCGCCGGTCTGCCAGCTTGTGATAGTTCACATAGAGCAGATTGCCGGGTGTTTTGACTTTGATTCTTGCCTCGGACACCTGATCGCCGGGAATGACCAGCGAAGCGATCAGCGGGTATTTCTCAACCGCTGCCGAGATCTGCGCGAGCGCGTCCTGCTTGTCACCGTACAGAATACGCGCCTGCTGGATCGTTCCGATGATGCTCGGACCGAGGTACATGCAAAAGCCGGCGCTTTTCGCACCGGCTTTGCTTTTTGCTGCTTTTACCATGAAAATGCCTCCCTGTTGACACTTGGGATTTTCCAGACAGACACCACTTCCGCACAGAAATACGGCGCGGTGTTGTCGGTGTAGTAGAGTGTGGACAGCTTCTGTGAAAGATCCAGCGCGAATTGCTTGCCGATCACGCCGTGCATCAAAAGCTCCTGTCGGAAATGCTCGACCGTCGTAAGCAGCCGCAGCGCGCCCTCCTGATCGTCCTCTCCGTACACGCAGAAAAGAGAACGGACCTCGGCGCTGCTGTCCGTCGGCTCGCCGGGCTTCTGCGTATCCTCGCCGGTAACAATCTGATGCAGGATATACGGTGCTTTTGAGGTCGCGGATTTGACGTCGGGCAGGCGTTGGCGGTAAACCAGCGGCGGGCGCTCTGCCGGTTCTGCTTCGTCGCCCTTCTGCCGCCGCACAGGAAGAAGAATTTCGCGCATGACCTCATTCGTGAAGCTCGTGAGCGCGTCTAAAAGATTCAGTCGTGTCAAAAATTATCCTCCCCATCCTGCAAGGATTCGGTTCACCTCATGCTCCAAGCGTTCATCCATTTTCGCCATTGTCTTTTCAGCAAGACTCTCCTGAACTTCTTCATTTCCGAGCATCTGCGGAACAGAAGAACCCATGAGTTCTCTGATTTCTGCGTCGCCGGTTGGTGTTTTTCCACCCGTGCGCTCGAAGATGCCTATGTGTTCAGATTTCATCTGCGCGACGAACGCGCGGGAGAACGTGGTCGGCGAAGTTGAAACGAGCTGATGACCTGCAGCGGCAACGCCGGGGTGAACCGGACGCAGGTTGCCGTTGACGATTGCCATGATGGTCTTGTCTGGATTGACGGTCGGTGTCTTTGGTGAAGAACCGCCATAACGGAACAGAGGAATCTTATTTCCGCGGAACGTGATGCGCGCTTCGATGCCGTTAAAATAGCGGTAGGAAACTCTGATGTTCTGCTCTGCGCGGATATTCTTTCTTGTGAGGTCATACCGCTGCCGTATCTCTTTTGTGCTCTGCGTCCGCAGGAATGACACAGCTCGCTTGGTTGCGGACTTGAGCGCACGATCTATACCTCCCGGCACGTCTGCGAGCATCTTCTCCGCTTGCTTGAAGGTTTCAGCGCCGATAACCTCCACATAGAAACTGCTCATTCGTTATACGCCTCCAGCTCTACGCGAAGCAGACCGAGTTCGCAAACTGACGATGCGACATAGAAGCGCCGGAAGAAGGTCGCGTCATCGGGATCGCTGATCTCAAGGCGCGCCCCTTTCTCCGGCTGATTGCCGCCGAGGTCTTGAATCCTGCAGTGCAGCACGGACGAAACGAGAAACAGCCCCTGAATATGATCGCTCATAAGCTGGCGGCGGTCTTTTTCTTTCAGCCCGGACAACACAACAGGAATACCGGCGTGATCTTCTCCGCTGTATTCAATGCCGTCATAGACCACGATCCGCTTCTCTGCAAACTCGTCGATGTTCATAAAGGTGCGCGCGTTGTCGCGCTCCACCATATCCTTGAACCTGCTCATACCACCGGCGCGGCGGCGCTCAGATCAGGAAGATCGCCCTCGCCGATTTCTTCACCCGGCTCGACAGGAACGGCGGCGATTGCCGCAATCAGATCATCCTTCTTGCGGAGCTTCGCCGTTTCGATGCCAAGCTCGGCAGCAAGTTCCTTGAGCTGCGCCACCGTCATTTCCTGCAACTGCTCCGTGGCGAGATGGGCTTCTGCGTCGCTCTCTGCGCCGTTTTCTTTGTTGGGCATATCGGCGCAGGGGGCTGCATCGTTCCTGCCCGTGCTGGCGGTTGCAACAGGCGCTTCGTCTACTTCACGGACGATCGCTGCGATGCCGAGCGCAACAAGACGCTTTGCTTCGGCTTCGTCTACCTCGCAGGTGCCGCCGCGCTCAATGAGCTTCGGCATGGCGTCTTTGCTCTTACGCCAGCCGTAGGAACCGCTGATAATTTCAACTTTCATGCCGTACTCCTTTCACGCGCCGATCAGGACACGACGTCCGCCGCGTAGATATACGGGCAGTAGTCCTTCGGCGCAGCCAGCGGGCGGGTAGCCAGACGCAGTTTACGCTTGTCGCCGGGCTGGTCGAGAACAAACTTCGGCACACGCTTTGCCGCGTAGGTGGCAAAGTCAGTCGAGCCGTAGTCGATCTGGGTGATCTGACCGTACATCATGTGGCCGCAGCCGGGAGCTGTGACCATCGCGGAGGTCGCGGGGAAATATCGCTGCTCCGCGCCGCTGTCATCGACGTAGGTTTCATCGACACAGATCATGTTGAGCCGGAAGCCGCCGAAGTTCAGCGTACCCATGTAGACAACGCCGTCATAAGCACCGAGCTGCTGGTCGATCGTGCCGATGATGATGCCGCTGTTGCGGTCGAGCAGGGTCTTGACGTCCTCTAGGCCGAGAATCGCGTCGGCAACGTCAGAACCGATCACAAGGTCAGCGGCGTGCAGGCCGCGCTTGGAGAGCTTGCGGCACATATTTTTCACGTCGCCGAAGAAGGCTTTGCCCTTCTCATTCGTTGCGTTCCACTTGGTGCTGACAGTGTAGATGTGGTCGCTTGCCGTGTCGTAAAACTGCACATACAGCTTTTCACCTTCGGTCTTATCGTCGATGTACGACTGCATCGTGCAGGAGTTGTTGATCATGGTCTGAACAGCCATCCATTCCTCGCGGCGGGTGATGCGGATGTCCATGTCAGCCAGATCGTCACGCTGCAGACGGGCGGCACGCTGTGCCGGGGTGCTGTTGGCGTAGATTGCTTCGCCGAAGCCGCGCTTGCGCAGATCATCCAGCGTCAGCAGACGGGACGGTGCGATGAACGCAGGCTGGTATTCGTGGATCGCGTAGCCCCGGCGTTCCATCGGAATGTCACCGGCGCGGGCGGACACGAACGCCGCCATCTTGCGGTCACCCTTGCGGTACTCGGTCAGCACCTTATCCGATGCAAAGATGTCACCGTCGCCGGTCGGGAAGTAGCGATCTTTGAAGAACGTCTGCCGAGGCACGATTTCTTCAGTAATCGCCATCAGGATATAGGTATCAAAGAAGTTCAGTTCTGCACTCATAGTTGACTCCCTCCTTAGTTGGCAGCAGCAGCGTCCTTGAAGACGATGCCGCGCATACGCAGATTGTCCTTGTCGGTCTGAGAAATGGTATAGCTTTCGGCTACAGTCACCTTGTCGGGGTCGAAGCAGCCGGCGGTGTAGACCGCAACATTTTCGTCGGCAGCAGTGCCAACCTCAACGTCATCGCAGAGGACGCAGTCCGGCGTCAGCGTTTCGTTGTTTGCAGCAGTGGAGCCGAGGATCACCAGCTTGCCATCACCGGCTGTGCCATAGGATTTGGCAAGGATCGTGCCGCGCTTGAGCGTGACCGCAGAAGTGGTCTGCTTGCGGATGATGCCGCCGCGTACCTGCACGGCAGGCACAACGTCTGTGAACAGACCGTCAAATTCCATCTCGCCGAGCTTCTTACTCAGATTGGTCATAGCTTAGTCCTCCTTCTTCTTGCCGAACAGAGCGGCGACGTTGGCTCTTGCCGCAGCCATCCGAGCTTCCGGCGTCTGGTCTTTCTCATCGGTTTCTTCTTCCTCTTCGGGCGGCGGGGTTGCGCCGACATCCTCTGTGCCGGATTCTCCGGCGTCATCCTTGAGGTCGGACAGGAATTTCTTGCCCTGCTTGGCAGCAGCTTTCGCCGCATCCATCAGCAGCTCGGCGGCGGTACGGGGCTTGTCGCCGTACTTCGCTTCCTGTACAGCTGCATCGTCGAGCAGCCCTGCAATCTCGTCGATGCTCTGCATACGTTCCCGCTCTGCCTGCACCGCCGCATTCACCGCTTCGGTATGATCGACAGCGGCCCGAGCAGCAGCCTCCGCCTGAGCGATTTCGTCCGGGTATTTTGCCCGAAACTCTTCCAGTGTCATAGAGTTTCCTCCTTCTGCGCCGGGATCTTCCGGCTTGTTTTTATTCGTCTTAACCGGGGCCGCTGCCTCGGGATCGACCGTGGGAATGCTGTCCGGGGCAAACATGCCCGGAGCAAGATGGAACTGTTTGCCGCGCACGAACAGGCTGCGCCCGTCTGCACTGGCAGCAATATTTGTAGGCTCTGCGTCCTCAATCAGTTCGTCAGCAAAGCCCTTTTCGATGGCTTCCCGACCGGTCATGTAGGTCGTGTTTGCCATCATGTGCATAATCTCTGTGTTGGAAAGACTGGTCTTGCGCTTGTAGACTTCTGCCTGCATCTTGTCCCATGCGTCCTGCTGCGTCGCCTGCTCCCGCAGCTCATCGGCGTTGTACCCGCCCCAAAGGAACTGCCAGCATTTGTGAATCATAATAATGCTGGACGGATTGACCTTGACCGTATCGCAGGCACACATGATGATGCTGCCACCGCTCATAGCCACGCCGTCAACAATGCAGGTGAGCTTTGCACCGCTTCGGGAGAGTTCCCGCAGGCGGTTATGAATCATGTTCGACGCTCCGGCGTCGCCGCCGTAGCTGTTCATGCGGATGGTAATGTTCTTGCAGGAAGAAATCTGCTTGAGATCGTCCAGGAACTCGCTGAGCAGGATATATTGTCCTTCAATAGGCTCGCCCCACCAGTTCGTCGGCTGCTGCTCGTAAATGTCGCCATACATGGTGATCTCGGCCGAGCTTCCGGTTTCATCCGTTGTTGCCATGGCGTAGACCTTTTTCCTGATCGAAACGACCGGGGCATTTTTCGTTTTCATACCCGCTTCCTCCTTCATTCTTCGCCGCCTGCTGGCGGCGTGTTTTCTGCTGCAGTCTGCGCAGCTCCGCTCGCTGTGAGCAGCGCGTTTTCGCGCGCAAGCTGATCGACGTTCTCCTCCCAGTCTCCGCCAGACATTTCGCGCGTGACCTGATCGTGCGTCTTGATGGCGTGATTTGTCAGCATCAGGGCTGCTTCTGCCTCCTTCTTTGGGTCGAGAGAGCCCTGAACAGGTCCGATCCAGCGAGCGCCGCACCACGCCTCACGAAGAAGCGGATCTGTGTAGAAGCCGGGCGCTTTGATGCGTCCGAGCGCGACAGCTTCTGCGAGGAACAGCTCATAAATCGGCTGGCAGAAATCAGTCACGAACCAAGAACGCCGCATTTTGAACGCTTCCCACGCTTCGAGCAGTGCGCCCCGGCTGGCAGAATAGGAGCTGTTGAACTCCTTGATCAGCACGTCATACGGCAGCTCCAGAGCGGAGCCGACCAACCTGCAGACCGTCTTTACGAACGTTTCAAAGCCAGCCGTTGGAATGTTCGGGCTTCCAAAGCTGACCTTTTCACCGGGCGCAAGGTGCGTCACCGTGCCCGGCCCCATTTCATACTCGTTGGGGTCCTCGGAAATGTTGCTCGCTCCGGAGCCGTCGGGATTGCCGGTCGGAACGCCGGCAATGTCGCCCGCGCCGACCTCGTTGAACGGCGTGCCGGACTGGTCTGTTTCCGTTTCAACCCACGCCGTGAAAAAGCTCTGCACCAGCGCCGCCATCAGCTCTGATTCCGTGTAGCGGCGAAGCTGCAGCAGCGGCTCAATGACCTGCGCCAGATAGGGAACGCCTCGGTACTGATCGGGTCGCTCGGAATCCATAATGTGCAGGATGTTCGGCAGATCTGTACGCGCACCGTAGGCTGTGACGCGCGTCCATTTCTGCCTTTCCGTCGTGATCTGGTGCGGGTAGGTGTTGCTGACGTAGTATGCAACGACGCGACCACTGCTGTCCACCTCTACGCCGTCGAAAACACGGTTTCCAGCGCCGGGCTTGCCATCCGGCACAACCGCGTCGATGAAGCTGCCGGAAGCATAGCCGCCGCTGAAATCAGACGGCGTAGAGATCCTGTCCGCCTCGATGATGTGCAGCCGCATCGTGTAAGGGTTCAGCGTTGTAGCTGGATACCGCTTGATGAGAGCAAAGACATCGCCGGACATGAGCCATGATTTCAGGGCGAGCTGCTGCAGGGCTTCAAAATTATTCAGTCCAAGCGCGTCGCAGTTCTGCTTTTTGCCGCCCCATAGCCGGAACTCCATTTCTGTTTTGTGCTGCCACTGCTTTGCCGCTTCCGGCGTCAGACTGAGCAAATCGCGGTCGATGGTTGATTTCAGGCTCAAGCCCGTACCGACAACCTTTGTTCGATTGGTGTTGATTGCACTCGTTGCCACGGGCGACGCCATATAAAGCATTCTCGACCGCTGGCGCAGCGTGGCATTGTTGCGGTTAATATCCTCGTTGGGCGAACCGCTGTCCGGGGTAAATCCCTTGAGTGCGCGCCGGGTGACGCTCGCGCCGGCTTCGCTATAGCCCTTGGCATACGGAGCAGCGCTCCGGCTGTGATTTCTCTTGCTCAATGCTTTCGCCTCCTGTGAAATAGAAAACGGACACTCTGGCGGCGAAAGGAGAAACTCCGCCAGAGTGCCCGTGCAAAAGCCCTTTCGGGCGAATTGCTGTTATCATTTTCGTGACCTCACGAAAAAGGTCACCAATCGCGGGGAATCACGCCGAATGCCTTGCGGCGTTTGCCGCCGTTCAGCTCCGAAGTCAGTTGATCGATCTCGTTCTCCATCTGCGTGATTTCCTCGGACAGCGCCGGAAGATCAAATCGAGTGAGCTGCCGGTCGTCGATCATATAGGACTTCACGCCGCCCTCAACCAGCGCCGTATAGGCGTCGTAGAGCCTTTCCAGCGACTTTTCGCGGAACGCCAGCCGCTTTTCAATGATAGTTCTGCTTGCCATAGAACACGCTCCTTACCAATCGTCGTAGTATTTTTGCCTGCTGCGCTGTGCTGTCCGGCGTGTCGGCGGCGTGATGCTTGCCGATGGCGGGGCAGGAATACGAGCGCCGGAAGCTGCTTTCAGTTGGCGGTCAATTTCATCAAGATTCTTTGGCAGAGCCTTGAACGCAGCCAGCGCGTAGTTCCGGCAGTCCAGCGCCTCGTTTCGCTCGTGACCGGGGATCTTCTTCCACTGCCACGGCTGCTTCTTGTTCGGGTCATAGACCTTTGTTTCAGACAGCAGTCCTGTAAAATAGGCGCTGCCATAATCGTCGCGTTTCGGGAAATGACAGTATTTTTGCCCGGGTGTCTGCACACGCAGGTTGTCCATGATAATTTCCTTCCCGGAATCAACGCCAAGCTGATATTGCCAGCAGGTGCCGACCGCGATCTGATTGACGATGATCTTCTGCTTTTTGGGCGGTGAAATATACGGCTTATCCTGTCCGGGCATGCCCTTGATGCAGAATACCTTCTTGCTGACTCTGGCGCGGCAATTCAGGCGGACGCTCTGCGTGAAGTGACCGCCCTCATCGACAAAGGACATGGACACGCGCAAGCCGACGCCGTTTTCAAAGCGTAAAACACGGTCAAACACCACCTCGTCGAGCTTATCCCATGTTGTATCATCGTCCGGGCGTCCCATGACAATGCCTTTTTCAATGCCCCATGTTTCGCCGAAGTGACCGTGGCCAACGATCTCATATTCCATGCGGTCATCCTGCGTATCGACGCCAGCCGTCAAAACGAGGACGCCCGGCGGCAACTCGACCGGCTCACCGTTTTCATCCTTGCCGTAGTCCTCACGGCGTGCAAGTAGGGAATCTTCGTCTTCAATATCACCGCGATCCTCCCACGTCTCACCGAAGCAGGTGTTGTAAACAACCTGCATCTTCTTCGTGCTTCCGAGCGCGTTGAGGTATTTCAGGACAATGGATTCCCACGATGCCCACTGGCTGACAAAGGCGTTGAGCCAGAAAGACCGCGTTCCCTGTCCGTAGGCTTCCGGGTTCTCGGCAATCCATTTTGCCGGAGCACGCTTCATTTCCGCTTCCGTGGAAACACAGCCGCAGCCGGGGCAGGTGTAGTACACCTTTTTTACCTTAAAGGTCTTTTTGTGAGAAACGATGATTTCATCATGCTCAAAACGAATGTCCGACCAGCGGATTTCGTGATACTCTCCGCAGTGCGGACAGCGGGAGTTCCAGCGTTCCATCGTGCCAGTGTAGTAGGCGGCTTCAATAGCGCTGGCGTTCTTGATTGTCGGAGTCGATACCTCGACAGCTTTTGCATTATAGAACGTGGTCTGACGTGCCATCGCCAGATCCCACGGATCGCCCTCATTACCGGCGCTTGTCGCCCATCGGTCGCGCTCGTCGCCGAATACATAGCGAATAGGCTTTGATGCAAGCGCGTGTGCCTCGGTCGAGCCGCACATTGTGAGGATGCCGCCCGGATAGGCTTTTTGGAGGATCGTGTTATGCGAATCGCGGCTTTTCGGTGCGGCAATCTTTTGCCGCAGCGCCGGGGTGTCGCGCAGCATTGGCGCAATACGGAGCTTGGAATACTCCTGCGCGTCAATGGTCGTGGGATGCACGAACAGAATAGAGCCGGGGTCTTCGTCGATGATGTAGCCGATACAGTTGTTCAGAAACTCGGACTTGCCGACCTGCGACGCAGCTACCATGATAATGTGCCGCACCTTTGGATCTGTAAAAGCGTCCATCGGCTCGCGCAGATAAGGCGTGCGCTCTGTGCGCCAAGGTCCGGGCTCGGCTGCGCTTTCAGCTGAAAGGCGGCGCTTGGCTTCTGCCCACTGGGATACCGTGAGATCGTCTGGCGGCGTCATGCCGGACAGAGCCTTTCGCATGGCTCTATTCAGACGTGCCGCTCCGCGTCGTCTGGCTTGGCGTTCGGCTTCGGCTTTTTTCAGCGCATCAGTCGATGCCTCATTCTTCGTCATAGCTGCGCCCCGCATTACTCCAGTCGCGCCGCTCGTTCACCTTTTCCGCATATTTTTCAGGGTCATAGTGATACGCTGCCAGCTCCCGCATGACCTTATGGACTTCCTTGCGGATGATCTCCGCGGCTTCGGCGGGGCTTTGCGCGGCGGTGACGTCAACGGACAGCCGTCCCGGAAGCGACAGCAGCGCGCCGCGGATGGTGTAGATCAGATCTTCCGTGAAGCCCTCCACATCTTCCGAGCGGTGCAGCTTTCCTTTCAGCTCCTCGACCTCCATTTTTGCAAGCTGGGCTTTGGATAACTTGAGCTGTGCTTCAGACTGCCGTTTTGCTGTTTCCAGCTTCTGCTCGGCTTCGCTGATCTGCGGCTTGGAAAGGAAATTGATATATCGCTGAACAGCGTCGCCGAGCTGGAAGTAGCCGCGCCTGACGGGAATAATCGTGCCGTCCTGCGCCATCTGCTGCACCCGGCGTGCTGTCACGCCGAGGATCGCGGCAAGCTCTGTCGTGCTGACTTCCGCCTCAGCATCAATCTTGAGTCTCGTTTCAGCCATATAGCAAGCTCCTTTCGCTTTTTTTTGAGGGGGCTCAGCGGAATTGCACCGCAGCACCCGTGCTGCACGGGCGTGACCCTTACCCCGATGTGGTCATATGAACTTAGGAGGTCAGCGCGGTATGCCTCACCCGCGCTGTGGTATGAAAAATGCGCGGTATCTGCGTCGATACCTGCGCACATTCCAGCGGTAATCGTAACGAAATTACCAAAAAAACGTAGAACTAACTAGGCAAAATTTGGGGTCGTCGAGCCCGCAACAGATAGGGGGCGGGCGTCACAGTACCTTTTCAGCGACCGAAACGATCGCGACGCATAACGCCTTGCCACCCAGCAAACTTATCGCGAGTGACAACGTCCTTCTCGCAGGGCTTTTTGCAGCCTTTGCGCCCTCGATGGCAAATGCACACCGTCTTTCCGTTGACGATCTGCACCCAAACAGGAATCTTCTCTTGTTCTTGCATCGCTTCTCGCCTCGAATCTATGATAACTGAATTATGGAATTGGCTGTGTACCCACCCATCCATTGTGAATCATTACCGGGGGCTACGCTTGCTCAACGGCAAAAACTGCATCGCCCTCCTTTATGAACATAACGTGGCCGCAGTGCTCGCAAACAACCTTGGCATATTTGGGCGGCTTTTCAGCCACACTCAGAGCGGTTGCCTTTGCCTTGTCCACCTGCTCCTGTGTAGTGATTGCAACATTCTGTGCTTCCTCCTTTGCGGCGTTATCCAGATAGGCTTGGTATCTGGCACGACGATCCTCTTCGGATTCACCGACCACCCCATCATCGAAAAGAGCGTCGGCATCAAAGTCATCGCTGGGAGCTGGGAAGCCAAGGGACTCAAGGTCAAAATCAAAGTCAAGGTTGAGCATGTCGATCTCGTGGAGCAGTTCATCGTTGATCCACTCCGAGAACTCAGAAATACGGTTGTCGGCCAGACGGTCGAGCTTGATCGTTTCTTCGTCGGCGTCTGTTACGACGCAGGGTATTTCCTCCATGCCGAGCCGAATGGCGGCAGCATAACGGGCATGACCTTTAACGATGATACCGTTGCGGTCGATGACCAGCGGCACGTTGAAGCCAACCTTCGGAATGATCTCGACAAGCAGGTTGACCGTCTTATCGTTTTTCCGGGGATTGCGTACATAGGGCTTGACCTCGGAAATCTTCTTCATCACGATCTGATTAACAATCTCCATCAGTGCCAGCCTCCTTTCGATACTTCTGAAGCTGACGCGCCTGATTCTCGGAGATCGCAGCGCGTGTGAATGAATTGTTTTCGTAGAGCTTCGCATATCCGGTGATGTGCTTGAGGCGCACCAGCTCTTCCGGCTCTAAGCCAAGCTCATTGCAGACCTGCAGGTCGGTCGCGCCGTTCATCAGCATTTCCATGACGATATTGGACATACCGTTAATGGAGTGCTTGCCTCTGGCGCGGTTGTGCCGAACGGTCGAGGCCATGAGATCATTCATGGTCTTGCCTTGGAGTACGACGCAGGGCAGCTTCCCCTCGCACGATGCGTAGATGTCCTTGAATCTGCGCATGATGCTGTATCGATGGAAGCCGTCGACAATAACGTAGCGGTCTTTCTTTTCGTCGTAGATGGTAACGACGGGCTGCGTGTAGCCATCCGCTTTGACGGAGCGATAAAGCAGTTTCATCTCCTGCGTGGCAACACTGTTGGGGTTGTAGTCGTTTGCGTGGACCTTTTCAATGGGTATCCACTCGACGCTGTGAATGGGCTGATCTGAAATCATTTCTTTCTGCCCATATATTGCTCAAACTGCGCGGCGTCGCGCTTGCGGTAGGCAGGCGCCTTTTCCCGGATACGGAAGCGGGAGCGGGCATTTGCGTTGTTCGTGCCGTCAATATCGTTCAGGACGATCTCTTTGACATGGACGCGATACCATTCGTCGCCGGTTTGATTCTTCCAGCGGTTACGGAATAGCTCATGGTATTCCGGCTTTACGATATTGACAAGCAGATAGTCGCGGTATTCCTGCCACGAACGGAACGCAAAGGGGAGCTGGCGCGGGATGATGTCGCCGCTGTCAAAGGTATGGGCGAATGTACCGACGCCAGATACGCGACGGATGAACTTGTTGTAGGTGTCCGGCTCAAACTCCTGCAGCATTTCAATCGAGTGCCAGGCGGTTTCGTGGATGAGCGCCGAAACACGCATTGCCTCCTTCGCCAAGCCCCACTGGTATTGCAGATCATAGACGCGATTGTATCCCCAGTGATTCTTTGCGATGGCTGTCCAAATATCGTCATTGGTGAAATCATAGATCGGCCAAAACACCTGACATTTGCCGACCTTCTTCTTGCACCATGTGACGCCCTTGTACCGCGCTTCATGCTGCGTGATGGCAACACGCCGGTTCAGGCTTTCCGTCATGCGCATTCCCACCAGCACGGCGCAGTTTTCAGAATCGGTGCAGTAGGATGGGAGCGCGTTGACAAGCTCATGGAACCGGCTTTCGCCGCTGGGATTTTCCTTGATGGAGAGCGGGTGTTGCTGGTGAATCCAGATCGCTTTGTCCTCCGGATTCCAAACACTGATAAAATTCTTCTCCGGGGAGAGCGTGTTTGTGAACTCAAAGGGAATCTGATACCAATACGGCGTGACTTCCGGCAGCTCCATGATGTGCTGCATATAGTCCACCGTCGCTTGCCACTCGGCTTCCTGATCGAGCCAGAACACCTTGAGCGGCAGACGCCCGCGCTCCTGCGCAATCATAAGCGCCATGCGGAAAAGAACTGTGCTGTCCTTGCCGCCGGACATGCTGACGATTACATCGTCGTGGCCGTCGAAGATCATCCGCAGCCGTTCCAATGCTTCATCGAATACGTTGTTTTGCAAGTAGATCATTGCTGCTGACCCCGCGCCGCTCATGTGAGCAACATAGGGTTTCCTCCTTTTTTCGATGTACCCGCAGCCGGCAGCGTTGGCGATACGCCGCAGGTTCGAGCCATCCTCCACGCAAGGAGCATCGTGGAGGCAAGTCCTCCTTCCGAATAAAATGAGCAGCGCCCCGATCAGGAGCGCCGCCCGGCTTGATTTGGAATTTTACAGTTTACATGAAATCACATCTTAGGGGTGATTGCAAGCGTCACAGCGCGTCAGCGCGCGTCATGGCGGGGCAAGTTCCGAGAAAGCGATAACATATGGACTTCACACCATCCTCGGAATTTCGCCCGCCAAGCACACTTGCAACTACCTTCCACGGCATACCTCGGATGAAACGCAGCCGGAATACAAGGCGTGTGGTGTTGTCCTCGATTCCGGCGATCCAGACAGCAATCGTTTCCTCACTTCTGGCAATCTGTTCTTTCAGCGCGTCGCGCTGCGTCTCCATGTCCGCGATCTCCGCGCCGAGGACGCCGACCTTGTCATTGACGCCGGAGGCGTGCGGCATTCCATCCAGCTTCTGCGCCCCGGGAACGGCAGCATTCCACAAGCCCTGAAGCAGTTCTTCCGTTTTCTGAAGCTGCTGGACAAGATCAAGATGCCCATTCAGTTCCGCCAGAGTCATGTGTGCCGCCCCTTTCCATCGTTATTTCGTCTTCTTCCACGCGCGGATCGCAGTCTTCTTCGTACCTTTCGGCTTGCCCACTCTATTGCAATTATAACACCTGACGCAAAACATGGGCGGTGTTCTTGGACGCAGATATACTTCCTCGACTTTGCAGCGGCTGTCCGCGCCGCAAAATCGGCAGGTCAATTCATCGGTTCTTGGCATTCTGCACCTCGCATTCCACCGTCGCGGATTAGCCGCTCATACAGACGCTCGACCTTTTTACTCCGCCAAATCGCAACGTCTTCGTGGCATTCATAGAGCATCATCATCTGCTCCAACATGATCTGTACGTCTGCAATTTCTTCGGCAATGTGCGGTCTGTCGGCCCCCGATCTAAGACTTTTACACAGCTCTTTTTGCAGTTCGCTCAGTTCTTCGATTGCAACGACGCGCTGAATCTCGCTGCCGTAGAAGGAAACTGCTCTACCGAGGATTTGCCTTTCGTTCATCACTTTCCCCTCCCATCGAGGAAGAAGCCGCAGACAATCCAACCAAGATAGAATCCGAGCAAGAGAAGACGCAAAAGCTGCATCCAGTGGGCTTCAACCATGCTCGCATCCCTCCTTTTTGCGTTCAATACGTTTCTGCTCCATACGTTCCAGCCGATCATCGCTTGCTACAGTCCATTTCCGACGTTCCGCCGATTTTGGGCGGCGCAGGAAATCAGCTCTGGCGTTCGAGGTATAGGTGGCTGGCATACCCAGCTTTTTCGGCTTAGACATCTGTGCTGCCCTCCATTGATTCCGGAACTTCTCTAAGATCGAACAGGGCAACCTTCTTTCCGCTCGGTGTCGGCTGATTTTCTGCAAACGCGGTCAGATGAATGTTCCAGTGGTCTGGCTTGAAAGCGATGCCGTTTCGCATGAGGACAATGTCTGCATCGCCCCGGCAGGGAAGAATCGTCACACGCCCCTCATCATCAGCCGCCACTAGCTTTCTGATTCGCTCTGCTTTCGACGTATCATCCGCGAAAGCGGATTCTATAATGGTCTTGGCGTTCACCACCTGCTCCGGTGTCAGCCCCGTAGCTTCGTAAGAAGCCAGACGAGCCAACGCAACCTCATATCCGCGGCGGCACATAATCCGCCCGTCATTGTCGTACCATGTGAGCTTATCCATCCTTCTTATCCTCCTTTTCCTCCAATCCCCGAGAGCTGATACACCACGTTTTCAACTTCTGTCAGTATCTCGCGCGTTGTCCATGTCTTTCCTCGGGCACCGTAGCTCGGCATTTCAATACGATCACCGAAGTGCATATAGTCCCAGCCAATCCAGAACGCATCCGGAAACAGAGGACCGATGCCTTTCTCGGAATACGTCAAGCCGCCGTGGCAGCTAACCTTGATCTCTTCATAGTTAAGCCCGTAGTACGGGTGGTCTTTGGGAATCTCGACATAGGCGCACGGGTGAGAACCGAGGGAAACAATGCAGTAATGATACCCGTGGACATACCCTTCGTCCAGAATCTCACGATCCGCATTAGGGTCGCTGATATATACCATTTCTTTCATTTGCGTCCTCCTGTTTTGAATCGATCGGCATGGGGGCAGGTTGCCCAATGCGGCACATAGCCCACGCCGGTTGCTTTGGCTGGGTCTTCGGTGTACTCGCAGGAAAGGACTTCTCCGTTCTGTGTAACGATGCGCTTTTTCCCGCTTTTCGGCTTCTCGATGTAGTAGACAGGGGTTTCGTTGCAGGGAATAGATTTTCCGGCCGGCGTCTTTATCCAGACGATAGCCGCCATGCACGCTTTACAAGCGGCCATTGTTCTCATCCTCCATTTCATATTGTTCGATACGAGCATCAGGCGATCTTGGTGAAACGATGATGTTGCCAAACTCATCAGCGCCGCAGAAAAGCGCCCATTTCGGCAAGCCGGTTTCTCGGCTAACTGCCACCAAAAGATCTTCGAGTTTCTGCTTACCCTCTGGTGTATTGAGAAAGCGCATAACCTTTTTCATCCGCAATTCGAAGATAAGCTCCCGAACCCCTATGTAGGTGAAGATGAGCAGAGATGCAAGAGCCAAGCCAAGCCCTATGCCACCGATTCCGAGCAAAAGCGTCTTAATCATAATGCGGCACCTCCTTCCACATAGCACCAGCTTTGGGGCGGGCGCGTAATTTCAAACATACCAAGTTCCAAGGGTATGTCGCAAAGCTGGAAGTCCGAGATGTTCCAGCCAAATAGAGGTTTGCCCTTGCCGTAATTCCACATATCACCGTAGAGGAGGCAGGTTCTTGCAACATAATCATCGTCAATGTCATAAGTGCCATACGGTTCATTGGCTGGCTTGATATTGTCGATCTTGTTGCAGATGAACGAGCCGAACACCTTGCCGCTCCATTCGTCAACTGCGCCGCCGGTCTGCTGGTGAAGTTTTACATACAGGTCGAGCGGCATGGATTTTACGTTGGTGCAGTAGATATGGCAAAGAAACGGGGCGTCGAGGTTCGGGCGCGTTCTGCGGACCTCGACAGTCTTTTCTCCGCTGGTGATTTTTGCACACCATGTCGGCTTGATGCTGATAAGTACAGATTTCATTTATTTTCCACCAGCCCTTTCCACTCCCATTTTGCCCATCCAACGCATTGAACGCACACGCAGTCTTTGCGTCGGATACATCTTCTGCAATCCGCTAACTCGACAGCCTTGCAGCCGATGTGGTGCTTGCAGGTGGCGCAAATCGGTCTTGCCTTTGCAATTTCCATCAGCGCCGCCTTTTCCTTTTCCAGCCGCTCGATCAGGTCGGCGGCAGCAAGCGCAACGCCGTCAACGTCGCAGCCGCGCCATTCCTCGCAGTGCAGCTGTGCCTTTTGCGCTTCCGTCAGCATTTCCACTTGGCAGAACGGGCAACTTGCGCACGGTTCGTCGCCCGTCTGCACCGTGGCGGTGCACCGCAGCGCCTTTGCGATTTCAGCAGGTGTCATACCATTTCCCATCCTTTCACAGCGGCAAGCTCCGACAGATCGCCAAGTTCCTTGCGCGGGTTATCTGGGTGTGGGAAAAGCTGGTCGATTGCAATATTTACGATTTGAGGCATCTTGTGATCTCCTTTCGGTTATGGGCGCGTCTGCGCTCCATTTACGCGGCACCAATGGCGCTGCGCGTTTTTCTTCCGTGCCAACCGGCAGGTCGGACAGAATTTGTTTTCTTTGCGCTCGATAAAAGAGCGTCCGCAGCGAGCGCAATGCTGTGGTTGGATTCTCTGGAACTCCGTGCATTCATCACAGTTTTCACAGAGGGAGCAGCCTTTGATTTCATCCCAATTCGTACACAACAGCCGCTGCCAGTACGGATTATCATCAATGTCATTGATACGCTTGCGAAGCACCGCGCAGAGGGATTCGAGCATTCCGAGCGTTTCCGTGCGTGTTCGGGATAAAGTTACAGCCTGCTTTACGGTCGGGTCTGGCGCGCCATTACCCCAAGGCTGATCTTTGAGCATGGCGCGTACTTTGTCCTGATTCTCGGTCAGATAGACGAAATAAACTTTCCCACGCACGGCTTTTTCGGATTTGCCGAGTGCCTTGCCAATGGCGGTGTAGCTGTCGCCTTTTCGAATTCCGTCTGCCAGCACATCGAAGTCGGTCTGTGTCCAAGCTGCGGATGAACCATGATTGTCGGCTTTGACCGGCCGCTCTTTCAGCCCGAGGTCGTTGCATCGGCGCTGGATCGCGCCGGCCGAGCGACGCAGCATATCAGAAAGCTCGGCATAGCCGTATCGGTGCTGCTGGAGCAGCATTTTCAGCCGTGCGTCCTCGTCAGGCGTCCACGGGTCTTTCCGTTGGAGTGCGAACGCCTGAAAATCTTTCTTGCGCTGTTCTGCTACCCATGCAGGTTCTTCGCCAAGCGCCAACGGCTCCATCTTGGAAAAGTCAATGAACGAGCGGTGCTGCTCTGCCCACTTCCAGAACTCATCAAGGTGGACGACACGGAAGCTGTTCTGATTGACACGCTTTGTGTGAATCGGAAATCCACGGTTCTCAACCCAGCTTTTCATCTTGTAGCTGCCGCCTGCATTGGTGCCGCAAACGGCGATTAGAAGCTGATTTAGGGCGATGTAATCGCTGCCGAGCAGAGCCGGTCCGAGCCCCATCCTCTGCTTTTGCACATTGACAGCATCGACGGAGCGATTCAGATTCCTGGCTATCGCTGGGATCGACAGAATGCCCCATTGTTCCGCGAGGTACTGCCGTTCTTCATTTGTCCATCTTTTCATGCGTCAGGGTGATTCTCCTTTCTGTCAGAACAATGTGAGTTGTCCGGCTTTTGTTTCCCGCAGGGGCAAGGCGGGCGGCGCTGCCGGCTTGGTAACTTGCTGTGATGAATCGGTCGCAGGTGCAGGAGAAGCAGAAACCGTTGGTGCATCTTGTTTTCCTAACTTGCGTGTAACTTGCTGATCTTGCGTATCGACCGGTGGAAACAGCAATTCCATTTGTGCCCCGATGCGGCGGTAGTGCCAGATGTCGCGGAAATAAAACGGGGTGTACCATATGTTCTGGTCTGGCCGGGGGATAAGCCCCCGGCGGTCAAGTGCTGTTAAGGGATGACGAAGCGTGTCGCCAATCACGACGTACCCGGCGCAGCCCATGAGCGAGAGCTGCAGGTAGCACATCAGGCCAACGATGTAGTCAATGTCCTGCGCCGTAAAAAGCACGGAGGTCTGGTGGTTGATTTCCTGTCGCGTACAGGCATTTGCAAACGCCACCAGCAACGCTCCTGCACCACAAGCGCAATCGTTGACGGAGATCCAGCCGTCCCGCTCTATACGCGCTTGGAGGTCTGTGCCGGTGATCTCGGCCATCATGCGGCAGACATCATAGGGCGTGAAAAACTGCCCAGCGTGGTCATTGCCCAAATCCAGTGCCATGTAAAGCTCGCCGAGAAAGTCCTGATCTGGATTGAAATCCATACCGATCACGACCTCTTGGAGCATCTGCGAGAATTTGAGCATTTCTTCAGGCTTGTACTTTCCGGCAATCGTCATATACGTCTTTTCACGCTCGGCAGCGTGGCTCCGGTCAACGGTATTTGAGATCGCGATTGCGGCGAGTATTATGAAATCTTGCCAGATTTCCCAGCGTCCATATCGGCCGCAGAGGGAGTTGAAGATCTTCACAAACTCCGTCTGATTGGTGCTTTTCAGATTGTGCGGCACGCTTCTTCCCATGACTTATTCCTCCGTCTGCGCCGGTTCAGGCGGTACGATGGAACGCTTGGTGACCTTGCCTTTGGTGGACTCGACACCAGCATCGAAGCCGCGCCGGTAGATGCGATAGAGGTATTTCGTCAGGTCTTCACGGTTCATGTGCTTGATGGTTTTGTAATCATCCCGTTTGAGCAGAGGCGGGTTCTGATTATTCATCGTCTGCGCCCTCCACATCGTCCGGCTCGTCGGCAGGAAGGACTTCGCGCGGATTCGAGCCAGCGAACGGTCCGACAATGCCGTTTTCCTCGAGTAGCTCCATGATGCGGGCGGCGCGTGCATAGCCGACGTTCAGGCGGCGCTGCAGGAGAGAAACCGTCGCCTTGTTCTCCATGCGGACAACGCTGACAGCCTGATCGTAGAGGTCATCATCGGCGGCTCCAGAATTGTCGGCAGTATCGCCGAGTTCATCATCCACGTCCTCCAGCTCGTTTACGTCATCCATTTCAGCTTCTGCTTCCTCGTTGATGCCTTCCGCGTCTTCCTCGTATTCATCGTCTGCGGCTTCTTCCTCGCTGATGACTGGCATCATGCCAGCGGCAAGTGAGTGCTTTTCCAAGACGTCCTTGAAAAAATACTGTTGCCAGTAGGTGATCATCTTCGTCAGGATGGATTCCATCTTGGTGCGGAGCGTCTTGGAGATCGTGAACGTGCCGCCGCTGACGCGCGTTTCTAGTGCACCATCCTTGAAAATCCACATCATTTCAGCTTCGGGGCTGATATACCCGGCTTCCTCGACGTTTTCCAGCATAGAGAGCTGGGCGTCCATGCCCTGAATCGGGCGGATGATGAAGATGATGGGATAACGATCCTTGTGGAAGCGGTACGTCAAATTGTGTTCTTCGCACAGTCCCTCCATCTTCTTTTTCTGCGCTTCATACATCGAAATTTCACTCATGGGAATAACTCCTTTCTGTTGTCAGTCGAGCAGGAACAGCGTGCCATTCCACGCCGTGTTTACTCTGTAATTTTGCAAATCTTCTTCTTTTACGTACTTCCGGCCAAACAGATATTTCATGCTTCGCCAGTCATCCCAGGGGATTTTGTAGACTTCGCCGGTTGAAAAGCCAGCAACAACGAAGCAGCGAGCGCCGAGCCGCTGGTGCCTGTCCATGTAGGACGCCTGAATGTCGAGCACGCGATCCTGCGTCAAACGGTCCGTGGACGTGAATTTGGCTTCAATCAGAATCGTCCGCCCGCCTTTGAGCGTACCCTTGTAGTCGACCTGCGCTTTCTTGGTGTAGCAAGCGAGGAAGCGACCGTTACCCTCCGGCTTGATAACCTTCATCGGCTCCGGCGTTTTTTCAATCAAGGCATACCCACGGTCGCGGTAATAATCAAAGGTGCTGTCAAGACGTTGCTCGAAATACTGTCCTTTCTGGCGGGCGATCTTGCCCAGAAGCTGTCTTTTCGGGTCTTTTGCCATAGCTGCCTCCTATCCCGCTCCGAAGTAGATGCCATCGCAGTAGATCACATCGGAGCCCTGTTTGTATTCAGAACACCAGATGTAATCGCTCGTGAGGTCGCTGTGATGTCCTTCGAGCACGTCGGCTGCAATATCCCATGCCCGCTGCACGGCAGCAGCTTCCCCAGGTTCGCTTGCCTTATCCGGCCAGACAATTCCTGTCTCGGAGAGCAGCCCCCACTGTAATCCGTATTTGTCATCCAGCAGAACGCCTTCGATGGTATCGGGGTAGCGAGGGTCGTTCACACGGTTCAGAACAACATCGGCTACGCGGTAACGGCACATATCGCACACATCGTCGCCGCCAGCTTCCTGGTAGATCACAATGGCAAGGCGCTCCCAATCCTCTTTGTCCTGGCACTCGAAGCCGCCCTTTCCGCAAGGCTCGCTGTCTGCCTCTTGGGGAGGCTCTGGCAGGTCATATGTACGGGGAATATCGGCGGTTTCGTATTCAGCCGGCGCGTAAGCCTCGATCACCAAGCGGCTCTGGCAGGCAGCTTCGTCAAATTTCTGCGGGATTGCAGAGGAAGTCAGAGCCGGTTCTGCTTCCTGCTGCGGCATTGCGATTGCAAGAACCAGCGCGGCGAGCAGAACCAGCGCCGCCAGAAAAACAACCGTAGGCAGGTTGCGCCTTGCCCATCTTTTCATATCCTCATCCTCCATTCTCATTTCCATCGCCAAGCGCGAACTGCTGCGCGACACCGGCGATCATCTGTTTTATGTCTGACGGGAGCGCCATGTACTCCCGATCGCTCTTGATACGCACCGTGTAGGAGCGCTGAAAGTTGGAAGCGACCACGCTTTGCACTGTTTCGGCGTTCATCATGCCCCATTCCCGAAGCTGCTGCGGCGAACCGACAAGCCGTTGAATCGTAGGTGGCAGACGGTCGTATTCTTCTTTCGCGTTGTAGCCGCTGTTTGCAATCGCCCGATAGACCAGCGTCCACGCTTCGGCAGCAGTCATTTCCTTTGGCATGCGCATTTTCGTGATCTGCTCTTTGACTTCGCCGATGTTCGGTGGAAACGTGTTTGTCCGTGAGGCGATCATGGTTTTTACTGCAACGGCAACGACCATGACGGGCTCATCCTTGAACATCTCAGCCCAGAGATCGACGATCTTGTTTGCCTCCTTGGGGCTAAGCCCGTTGTAGAACTGGGGATAGGCGGCTTTCAGAACTGCCAAAATGTCAGCTGTTTCAAGCCTGTCCATTTCTCATGCCCTCCGCGATGTCGGTAAACACATTGCCGCTGGAGCTACCACCCTGATAACGATACTGCCCACCCTTGTCCTGCTCCTTGGAAAGCCAAGCATTGATGAACCGGCGGATTCCTGATTTCGTCTTGCGCCGCTTGGGATTGTCGGTGCTCCAGCTTGACATCTTCCTGAGTTCCTGCATGACGTTGACAGCGGGGTACAGCTCACACCAGCGGTTGTAATCCTCGGGAAACACGTTGAAGAACGTCTTGTCATTGAGGATGATGCTGATGATCGGCGGCGCGGAGACGGCTTCCGGCTCTGCGCAAGAATCCTCCGTATTCTCTATATCTGCCTCTTTATCTAAGCTCTTATCTCTAATCTCTTTATCTCTATCTCTATTCTCTATCTCTGGTGTAACAATGTTCGCGGTCTGTTCGCCTTGCGTTACACTTTCGGGAAGGGCGTCAGCCTTGCGAGAACGGACATTTCTCATGCGGGAAGCTGCATCGGTTTCACTTCCAACGAGATTGTTGTGGTCCGCAAGAACCAGAACGCCGTCAACGTCTTCGTAAACAAGACCGAAAGATTTATAGAGATTGAGAGCCACGCGGATTGTGTCCGCAGAGAACCATTTGAGATCGCGCTGGATTTTCGGAATGTCGTATTTGATAACGACCTCACCGATCTGTCGAGATAAGCGACCATCGGTGTTGATGGTCTTGAGACAAAGCATCTGATAGAGAACAACGTAGTTTGCACCGTCTGGCTGTGACATAAAGTAGTCAATGGTGTCGGAGGTCATAAAGCTCTCCTTGAGCTTCATCCAATAGAATCTTTTTGCGGTTGCCATGAGAAACCTCCTTAGAACGGCAATTCTTCTTCGCCCTCAATCTGCGAGAAGCCGCCGGTCGGGTCGTAGGTCGGCTCGCCCTTGGGTTTGCCGCCGTCACCGTCGCGCTTAGAATCGCCAAAGTAAACGCTGTCGGCAAGAATCTCGGCCGAGCGGCGCTTGTTGCCTTCCTTGTCCTGCCAGTTGCGGATTTGAAGCCGACCGCCCACGACGATCATGCGCCCCTTGCTGAAATACTTCTCTACGAACTCAGCCGTACCGCGCCACGCAACAATGTCGATAAAATCCGTTTCCCGCTCCGCGCCCTGCGCCGCGTGATCGCGGGCGCAGGCGACGGAGAAGGAGACAACCGCCGTGCCGCTCTGCGTTCGGCGAAGCTCTGGGTCGCGCGTCAGACGTCCCATGAGAACAATGCGGTTCAGCATGTCTTCTCCTCCTGCGAAGACACTGTATCTGCTTCGGGCGCGTCATCATTCGGAATCACAATAGCGCGGGGCATTCCCAAAATGGCTTCGAGTGCGTCGCGCTGGTTTTTGCTGTGAAGAATTGCTTCACAGACCCGCAGCCGCTCGGACTCGCGAATCATCTGCTCCAAGTCGACGTCCATGATGATGCCGGCGCCGGGCGATTCGTCAAACGGATAAACGTGAGCGTCTTTTTTATTGAAATTGAGCATTTTTGAAATCTCCTTTTTCGATGATTTTGATAACTTCCTGACACTGCGGAATGTCAAACATTCCGATATGCGTCTTCTCGATCGGAAGCCCCATCTGCTCGGCGAGCCATCCGTAGGCGGCTTTGCGCCGCCCGCGGAAAGGACCGGTTTTCCAGAGAGGGTCGAATGATGCGTGTGCTGCCATCTTCCATTTGCGGAGCGCGGCATCTGCAAGGCGCCCGAGCGGTTTATCCGTTCTGCCATGGCAGCCTACATACGCGCCGCAATTTCTGCAGAGGTAGGCGGTGTGTCCAAAGCTGCGTCCGTAGATTTCGGAATCATCAACCAGCGCAGCTTTGTGACCGCAGTAATCGCAGTAAATGGTCAAGGTTTCTTTGCCTCCTTTGATCTCTCCGGCGAGTCCGTCTTGATGCCCAGTTCTTCACACTCGGAAATGATTCCATCGAGGAAAACAGCCATCTCTGCGCTGGTGTATTCGCTCGTGCCTTTGAGGGCGCGGTAGTGGATGAACTTTTTGTCACCCATATAGCTGCTGCCGATTGCGGCGTAATGTCTGGCAACAAGGCGGGGCGGTACGCCATCGCGCAGGGAAAACAGCACCTTGCACTCGTTTCCGGCTTCGTCGATGTAGCTTTCACCAACGCCGTAGCGCCGAATCATTTCTTCGTAGACAGATTCCTTGTCGGTTTTCAGCCTGGCGGCGAGCTGCTCAATGAGCGCCCATGCGTAGCTGTTGGCGCGAAGCCCGCGAGGATCGGCTTTTTTCGTGATGGTAAACGTGATCTGGCGCTCGCCGAAGTTCTTCCAAATATCCTTGCAGCTTTCCCGCGTGTAGATCGACAGGATATATTCGCCGCTCCGGGCATAGGTGATGTCTTTCAGAAAGCCGTTCATGCCTGTTCCTCCTCGACGTGACCGTGCAGGTAAACGTACTCGCCAGCAGGTCCGATGTTCTGGTAAATGAAATCGTCACACTTGGCTTTGGAAAGGTGTGTTCCGAGTACGCGCCGCTCATAGACGAATTCGCCGTTTGCCTTTTTCTCGCTGATTCTGGCTTGGATTTCTGCGTCTTCGTAGTTCGCTTCCAGCAGGTAGAGGTCGAAGTTCGGCGCTGAGATCCCGTTCAGGTTGTTTGTGTCAGTGGCGTAGAGGACCTTTCCAGCCGGAAGCAGCAGCTTGTAACCGCAGTTCGGAATGTCATGCACCAGTGGCACAGGCTCGACCGTAAAATCACTGTAGCTATATCGGTGGTCAAAATCGTACAGATCGATGTTCGTGGGCTTGACGCCAGCTTCCACTAGAGGCCGCACCATCCATCGGCAGCAGCCGAAACGGAGCGCCGGTCGGTCCGCTGCGAGGGCGTGGAGCGTGCTTTTCCGGAAATGATCTCCGTGCCAGTGTGTCAGCAGAACAAGCCTGAGAGCTTTTGCAACTGGCTTCACGACCTTGTACGGAACGCCGCAGTCGACGAGAATCTGCCCGTCGATCACAACAGCGTTGCCAGTTGAGCCGGTCGCAAGGACTTCATACGGAACACTCATTACAGCGAATTGAGGTCAATCTGCTCCGGTTCGCCAGCGTTCTCCTGAAGCTGAGCGGGGGCGCTGCCCTCAACGGTCGGCTGCGGAGCATCGGTCGTGAGCTCCAGCTCGTCGGAATGGTCTGTAATGATTTCACCGGTTCTGGGGTCAACAGCCGGAATGCCGGAATCGTCAGCGAGCGCCTGCTGCATTTCCGTGGACATGATGCCCCACTTGGAGATCAACTGGCGAAGAAGCGTCTTTTTCGCCATGCTGTCGAAGTCCTTGTACCAGAAGCTCGAATACTTCCACATATCCTTGTCTGCGATCTGGCCGTTCTGGATCTTGTCATAGGCGTCTTTGCTGAACGCCTGCGAATATGTATCCGCGTGATTGAGCATCTTTTCACGCGACCAGTAGATGCACTTGCGGAAGCCGTTCAGATACTCGAAGTAAGCCATGTAGCCGACGATCGGGAGCTTTTCGCGCAGATCATCGTCTTCGATGAATTTGAACTGCGGCTTCGCGGTGTGCGGATCTTTGCCGAGGTATTCGCCCTGCCGAATCTCCATGCAGTCCAGATCGGAATACTGACCGCTCCGGAGCGCGAGCTGGACATAGCCTTTATAACCGAGGACAAACTGTGCTTTGGAGCATTCGGGCGAAAGCAGGTGACCTTCACGGTCATACTTGGCTTTCTGCTTGAACGGAACGAGATAATACTGGCCGAGCTGCGGCGAGGGAGAAAGATTCAGCGCTTCGCCCAGCAGACCACCGGCGAGGATGGAGCTGGGTTCGCAGGTCTGAAGCGCGGGGGTGGTAGCGACGGCGGACGTGATCGAGGCAATGAAGCGGTTTGCGCGCTTCGGGTCTTTCAGGGTGTTGCGGATAAGGTTCTGGTAGGATTCCGTGCTGATGGCGACGGAGAACGTCTGCTTCTTGGCAGGCGCGATGTTAGAACTGCTCATAGTCGTAACCTCCATTTACGAGAAATTCTTTGAGTGCTTTCAGCTTGTCAATGCTGCCGCGGACGCGGAACGAAACCTGATAGATCTTTTCAGCAGGCGCCTCGGTGGGAATGGGCTGCTCGACGGGTGCAGAAACGGGGGCAGAAACGGGGGCAGGCGGTTCTTCGTTCAGAACTTCTTCGATCTTCGCCTGCGCGGCATCTTGGACTTCCTGTGCGGACTTCATGGCGGCGCGCCGTCGTGCGGCTTCCTCCATCTCCTTGTGGCGGCGGTCAACAATCAGAGCGGCTTCCGGCGCGGAAAGCGTCTTGCGGTACTCGACCATGACCTCATCCTTGTGTTCCAGCGTCTCAATAAGCCGAAGATCGTTGGATACGTTCTGCAAGAACAAGGAAACCTGCCCTTGCAGCTTTTTCACGGAATCGGACATTGTGACGTTGACGCCTGCCCGCTCAAAGGGAACAAGGTCTTCAGGAATGCTGAGGCTGGCGCGGTATTCGTTGTAGAACGCGACGATTTCGTCACGCTTCGCGCCCTTGATGCCGTTCTCAACGGAAGCGATCTTGGCTTTCAGCTCAGCGTCTGCCTTGGTGAAAGCGTCGGCCGCACATTCCTTGTAGAGCTTTTCAAAGGCCTCATACGGAGCAAGGATAGCCTTTTTGACTTCACGGCGGCGGGCTTCCAAGTCCTGAAAGTCCTTGTTCAGCTCGGCACGGGCTTTCTTGACGTCCTTGTAGGTTTCCTCGGTGCAAGCCAGCGCCAGCGCCTGTGCAACGCGAGCATCGACAGAAGCTTTGACCTGCCGCAGCTGGTCTTCGATGATCGGAAGCTGCTTGACAACGATCAGATTATTTTCCATCGGTCGGCGCCTCCTGCGTGATTTCTTTCAGGAGCGGCAAGATCCGCTCGTCGATTCGGCTTTCCGGCACGTTGATCTCGCAGATCACGGCGCGTGCTTCGCGTTTGGCGGTGGGGGCGATAACTTCCATGCCGACGTGGGCGTTCGGAATGCTGCAGCGGTAGCTGTATGGGCGTCCGGCGCGGACGCTGCCGGTTTCTTCGTCGCGATAGTAGACATTTACGATCATGTAGATTCTCCTTTCAAATTTTCAAAATCAACCGGCTCATCCGGGTCACATGGCTCGACCGTGAAGCTGATACGCTCATGGCAGAACTTACGGAAGTTTCCGTCAGGACCCGCCATGCAGCTTCCCAGAAACGATTCTTCGGTGTATGCGCTGCTGCAATTCAGAATGCCGGGCTCCTTGTCGGGGTGGACAGCGCGGAACGCCGCGCAAGCCAGATTGACGGTTGGTGCTTCAACCTCTGTCCAGCCGCCTACGAACGGCTGCCCATCCGTGCCGTAGGTGAAGTAGTATTTATTCATTCGCGATCTCCTTTGCTGATATATCCGCGCACAACATCTGTGAGCCAATCCTGCACGGTGTCGTAGCCATCAGCGGCAAGGTGCGCTCGGAGCTGGGATGCCTCATCGGCGGTGATTCTTGCGTGGAGCTTATCCTTGAGCCGGTGCTGATCGGCTGTGCGGAGGTGCTTGCGAATGCTGCCGTCCGGGTCGAACTTGGCGTAGAGGGCTTTCATGGCTTTCTGCGTCAGGCAAATCCCGTAGGCGTCGCTGTTCTCGCACTTGCTCTGGCTCGTCATGTCGTACTTGGGGTAAATGGTCTGCACAACGGCAACCATGTCTTTTGCGGGCGTTTTTGTTTTCAGCCGCAGCTCTTTCAGGCTGTTCGGCATGAGCATTCCTCCTTGACGATAAGATTTTTCACTGCTATGATCGAGGTAGGTCTTTGTGCCTGGGGTCGTTTCCGTGCCAGCGGAGCGGCCCCCTTACTTTTTCTTGGCGGCTTCATCTCCTTTCTCAGCGGCGCGCTGCCGTTTCCGTTCCCGATAACCGATGAGCCATTGCTGGTAGCGTTCCTCCATGCCGGGAATCTCAAAGCAGGCTCGGGTGAGATCAAGCGCCATATCTGCCAGCGCGTTCTTCTGGAACTCTGGAATGGAATCGACATTGATGGTCGGCGGCAAGTTCTGTCCTCCTTTCTTATCGAGTGTTTAACTGATTAAACACTATCGGCAAAAAAAATACAGTCTACGGTCGTTTCAAGCGCGGCGGCAATTTTCAGCAACGTCTTTGTCGAAGCAGAGCGAGCTGTTCCGTTCTCCAAACCAGAGATCGTTGTACGGCTGATTCCACTTTTCGCCGCAAGTTCTTCCTGAGTCATGCGCTTTTCTTCGCGGACTTCCTTGATGCGGTATCCCACAGGGCGTTCCTCCTTTCTGCCAAGGTGTTTAATTTGCTTGACATGAACACATTACCACGTTGTTCCATGACTGTCAAGCGAATTGAACAAAAATGTTCAAAAAATTTTACGGACGTCTTGACGATGCTGATTGCCGAATGTATAATATTTTTAACAAAACATCGGAGGCACGACCATGACGCTCAAGGATCTTGTAATTAAATACAGGGCAGATAATGGACTTTCCCAGCGCCAATTTGCGCTGCAATGCGGTCTTTCAAATGGATATATCAGTATGCTTGAAAAGGGGATTAACCCGAGTACCGGCGCGAAGATCACGCCAACGCTTCCGGCTCTGAGCAAGTTAGCTACGGGAATGCACACAACGCTGAACGAACTGTTTACGCTTGTTGATGATATGGATGTGGACGTAAAAACGCCCGCCCTCAGTGAAGAGGACGGGCTGGCATCGGTCGATATGGAGATCATTTCGCTTCTGGCTGGCTTGTCTGATGCGAAGAAGCAGCAAGCAATTTCATTTCTTCGTTTTCTCGCAGCAAGCGAAGAAACGTAAGACATTCCATTTTTGCGGTATCGGACATCTTTTCCAACAGGCATAGTACGGCCAACAGTTCCTTGCTCGACATTGCAGTATCTCCTTTTCTTTTTTGGCTGCCGGCGCATTTTTGATTATAGCACAAAAATAGGTAATTGGTCTATTTCGAGAGAATATAACAATCTCGTTATTTCGACAAGGGGAATGAAGATGGATTATTTGATAACGGTTGCTATTGGCTGTCTTGTCAGCATTGTCGTTGCGGTCATTATAATCGCTCGTAGCACAGAGCGCAGTAAAAGTTCGGCAGTCGAAAGCAACCTGGCCGAGATAGAAAGCGTCCACGAAGTGCCTGCGGTAGTAATGTGGACGAAAAGTTCGTCACATAGGATTCCAAGCGACCCGCGCTTCTTCAACGTTGGAGGGCGGATATTCCACAAAAGTAGAGATTGCCAAGCGTTTTTGGAAGACGAGGAGTGGGAGGCTTGTACCGAGGAGGAAGCAGTTAAGCGCGGCCTTCGGCAATGCGCTCTGTGTGCAAAGCCTATCGCTTTTGTGTATGGACATTCTCGCGTGTATCACTCGACGACTTGGTGTACCGATGCAATGTCACAACCGTTTCAAATGTTTGAAGAAGAAGCTATTGCAAAAGGATTTCGGAAGTGCAAGGCTTGTCAAAAGCGAGATGAAAGCATTAAGGAGTAATGGTGTATGGCACGTTCAGCGAAGAAAATTGAATATGCACCCGCTGAACAGATCGGTGTGATCTATGCCCGTTATTCTTCGCACAACCAGAAAGAAGAAAGCATTGAGCAGCAGATCGCTGAATGCACGGAGTTTGCCGAGAAGAATGGAATCAGAATCATCGGCATTTACGCAGATAAGGCCGTGTCTGGCCGCTCCGATCGACGTCCGAACTTCCAGCGCATGATGCGCGATGCAGAAAAGCGGCACTTCCAAATCGTCGTTGCGTACAAGAGCAACCGTATCGCCCGCAATATGCTGAACGCTTTGCAGTATGAAGCGAAGCTGGATTTGTTCGGAATCAAAACCTTATACGCCAAAGAGGAGTTTGGTAACACCGCTGCAGGACGCTTCGCGTTGCGGACGATGATGAATGTGAACCAGTTCTATTCCGAGAACATGGGTGAGGACATCAAGCGTGGCATGGTGGACAACGCCAACGAATGCAAGGTGAACGGAATGCTCCCACTCGGATATGTCAAAAGCAAAGAGGGCAAATATGCCGTCGCGCCAGACGAAGCAGCCGTTGTCCGAGAGATCTTCGACAGCTTTCTGAAAGATGTACCAGTTGCTGAGATTGCCCGCTCACTTAATCAGCGCGGTATCCGCACAAAGCTTGGACGCGAGTGGAACAAGAACAGCTTCCATATCATGTTGAAGAATGACAACTACATCGGCGTTTACCGTCACTCCGGCGTTGTGGTCGAGGATGGCATACCACCGATTCTGGAAAGGGAGGTTTTCGCAGCCGTGCAAGAAAAGCTCGCAAATAAGAAAAAGGCCGCCGGGCGGCGGTCGGCAAACGGAGAATATCTGCTTACTGGGAAACTGTTCTGCGGCTATTGCGGCTCCTACATGATCGGCGTGTCCGGTACGGGGGAGAACGGAACCGTGCATAATTACTACCAGTGCCAGAAGCGCCACGCAGAAAACCGGTGTGAAAAGAAGAACGTGCGACGTGACTTTATTGAAAAGCTGATCGCGCGTTTGACACAGGATTATATCTTGCAGGACGAAACGATTGAATGGATAACAGACAGCACTATGAGTTTCCAAGCCGTTGCCCGCCGGCAATCAGGCATAACTCAGCTCGAGCGCGATCTAGCGGACAACCGAAAAATTGCGAAAAACATCATGGCGGCAATTGAGCAGGGCATCATCACGGAAACGACAAAGGCTCGTTTACTCGAAGTCGAGGGGACAATTCACGATCTGGAACGTTCATTGTCCATAGCAAAGGCGGCGTCACAGCCGATAGAACGAGAACGAGTCGTTTTCTCGCTGGAGCAGATGCGCGAGGGAAACGTCGGAAGCAAGGAGCACCAAAAGAAGCTGATCGACACGTTCGTAAAATCGGTGACGCTTTGGGATGACCGCATTCAGATCGACTACTACCATACGCCCGGCAAACACAAATTCTCATATTCGCTGGAAGAATTGACGAGCAAAGCAGAAAACGAAAGTAATGCCTCGGACGTTCGTACAGACTCTCTTGAGCTCCACCATCAAGTTGCACCAAAAAAGATGCCGCTGCGAAAAGCCTAGAAGTTTCAACGACTTCCGGGCTTTTTTGCGCCCATTTTTAGAGGCGTGACAAAAAGATGCCAACTGCCGTGTCAGGCAAATTCGATGGACCTGTACCTTTACCCGAGGCATTTTGAGACTAAAATCTAGTAAAACACTTTAACCGTCTTACCAGATATGCTATACTGTATCTGGGTGATGAATAATGGCATCGAACTATAAATTCA